ATCGTAGGTAACTGCTATTCCGACGAAGACTCCCGTCTGTGTGCTCCATTTCAGGGAGCTGCAGGTGCAGAGCTAGATCGTATGCTGCAAGACGCTGGGATTCGTCGAAGTGAATGTTATCTGACAAATGTCATCAACGCGGTCCTCGGTTTTCGCTCACTCGATGGATTAATAGCTCTTACAAAGAAGGAAATAACAGCCTCTCACACAGAACTTCGCGGTAAGTTCGTCCTACCTCCACTTGTCCAAGGCTACAACAGGCTAATGAAAGAGATTGAGCTTGTGAAGCCGAATGTCATCGTTACTCTCGATACTATTCCTACCTGGCTACTTACCGGAGTTTGGTCTGTGGCTAAGTGGAGAGGAAGTCACCTTCGTCTGGCGTATGGCCCGCAGCCAGCTCCACCGGGTAATGGGATTGATCCTGCTCCAAAAGTCATCCCTACTTATCCTTCAAGCTGGGTACTGGCGCAGTGGCATCTACGAGTACAAGTCGTAGAGGATTTGAAAAGAGTGCGCAGAGAAGCTTCCAGTCGTATGTATCTTAATCTACCAGACTGGAAGTTTCAGCTACGTCCATCACTGGAGGATGTAAGTCATGTATGCAATATGCTACTACATCAGCTTAGTCAGGCGCACAAACCAGTGTGGATTGAACTAGATCTTGAAACTCGCGCAGGACACATTGCTTGTCTCGGGATGTCGTGGTCAACTACAGAAGCCATCTGCATTCCATTCATGTGTGTGGAGCGTATACGTGGATACTGGACTCCAGAGGAAGAGGCACGTGTAATTTGGCTTCTACATAAGGTGCTTACGCATCCAAACGTGGCAGTGCGCTGGCAAAACGGCCTATATGATGCGCAGTATATCTGGCGCCATTGGCATTTCGTCCCGAATGGGAAGCAAGACACAATGATCTCTCACCACACTGCGTTCGTAGCTCTCCCAAAGTCACTAGCAATGCAATCATCACTCTACAGTCCGCACTATGTTTATTGGAAAGATGATGGTAAGACTTGGGACCCAAAACAGCCGGAAGAAAAACTGTGGGAGTATAATTGTGTTGACTGTGTGCGAACAAGAGAAGTAGGGGAAGCTGAACTCAAAATTTTAGACGACTTGAAACTTCAGCAAGTTGACGAATTTCAGCAAAAGCTTTTCTGGCCGGTATTGCGTGCAATGCAACTTGGTGTTCGCGTAGATGAGAATCAGAGAAAGAAACTCAACGCCGAAATTCAGCATGAAATTTCAGTGCGGGAAGATTGGCTTCGCACTATCTTGCGGTGTGATCTTAATCTCAACTCTAGCGCCCAAATGCAGGACTTGTTCTACCGACGACTTGGACAGCCAAAGGTTATGTCCAGGCCTAAAAAGGGACAGACTCCCCACGTGTCCTGTGATGATGAAGCACTCAATACAATCGCCACACGTGAACCATTACTCCGCCCTATAGTCAACGCTATAGCAGATATTCGTACATTGCAAGTTCTGATTAGAACGTTCATCAACGCACGAGTTGATGCTGATGGTCGTATGCGGAGTTCATTCAATATAGCTGGGGATGCCGATGCCAAGTCAGCCCCATACACATACCGCCTAAGTTCATCAACCAACGCCTTTGGAGGCGGATGTAACTTTCAAAACATTCCGTCTGACAAGTCTAAGGCAGCTGGTAAAGCAGCGGCTAGGGGAAAGACCTTCACGTTCCCCAACATGCGTTCAATGTATGTGCCTGACCCAGGTTACACCATGTTCGATATGGACTTGGACAGAGCAGACCTGCAAGTCGTGGTGTGGGAAGCAGATGATCCAATGCTCAAAGCCGCGCTTAGAATGGGGGCGGACATTCACTTACTTAACGCTTACTCACTTGAAGGAAAGAGTCCCCCACCTTTGGAAGAATTGGTTGAGACTCATCCAAAGTATATGAACCATAGAGGGCCGCGCAAACACAAACGTGAATTTGCAAAGGTATTCTGCCACGCCACCAACTACGGTGGAAGTGCTCGCACTATAGCAGCAGCCACAGGAAATACTGTAGCCGAAGTAGATCGTGCACAACGAATATGGTTTGCTAGTCACCCTGGAATTAAGAAATGGCATGATCGTACATTGGAGCGGATACAGCGTTTCCGTTTTGTGGAGAATAAATTCGGATATCGCTGGCATATTTTTGATAGATTGGATAGGGCGTTACCACAGGCATTAGCTTGGATTCCGCAATCAACTGTGGGATGTTACATTAACAGAATCTGGGTAGCACTTTACGATAGTATTCCTGATGTGCAAGTACTAATCCAAGTACATGACTCTCTTGTCGGTCAGTTCCCTACGCACATGGCGGAAGAATGCAAGACGCGCATAGCTGAAGTAAGCCGCATCATCATTCCATATGACGATCCACTGATAATTCCAACCGGAATGAAGACTAGTGAAGTTAGTTGGGGAGCCTGTATATGAAACCTAAAATTTGGAGACAAGACGGCATATGGATGTGCTCATACCCTCGAAACAATGTAGCTGGGCGTGGATTCACTCCATACCTAGCTTGGTATATGTGGAGGTATAGAATAATTTATGCCCGTTAAACGACACTTTCCTTCCTGGCTTGAAGCGTATGTTAATTTTGCAGCTCACACCGAAGCCCCTAGACTGATGCATTTCTGGGCAGGTGTGTGGGCTTTGGCAGGCGTATTACGCAAGCGAGTGTGGATGGATCAGGTGGCTTTCAGGTGGGTTCCAAATTTCTTTATTGTGTTTGTCGCTCCACCTGGAGTAGTTTCAAAATCAACCACCGCAGGATTCGCCGAGTCATTCCTGCGCAATGTACCTGGAATTAAGTTTGGCCCAGACATTGTAACCTGGCAATCACTCATTACTTCTTTTGCCGCTAGCTGTGAAACTTTCGAGTACAATGGTGAGCACTATCCAATGTCACCGATCAATCTATGTGCTTCTGAATTCGGGTGTCTTATCGATCTCAAAAACAAAGATATGGTTAATATGTTTATTGACTTATGGGACGGTCGCAAAGCACTTGTAAAGAATACAAAGAACAGTGGTAATGATCTTGTGGATAGCCCCTGGGTTAATATGCTTGCGTGTACAACACCAAATTGGATCGCAGATAATATGCACGCCGGTATTGTTGGAGGAGGTTTCACAGCTAGATGCATCTTCATTTATGCGGATACCAAGGAACGTTTAATTGCCTATCCGAAGTATAACTTTCCTGAGCAACATGATAATACTATCCTACAGCTTCAGCAAGATTTAGAACACATCGCCATAACTCTTTGTGGAGAATATGAACTCAGTAAGGATGCCCGGACATGGGGAGAGCGTTGGTATGAGCAGCATTGGAAGGTAGTGCCCAACAACTGGAGGGAAGAGTGGCTATCAGTCTATATGGCAAGGAAACAAACTCACCTACATAAACTCGCAATGGTTTTAGCAGCTTCGCAACGAGATGAACTTCTGATAACAGAACCAGACTTGAAACTAGCTAACGTATTGCTTGAATCTACGGAGAAAGGATATGCTAAAGTATTTGCACATGTAGGGAAAACAACAGAGGCAGTTGAAGCTGATAAGTTGCTTGACTATATCAAGTCAATGGGCGAGGCAACGTATTCAAAAGCTTTCAGAATCTTGCACAACGCCTTCCCAAAAGCAAGAGATTTGGAAGGAGCTATAACAGGCCTTATACGGGCCGGATGGGTAAACCTCGAACAACGAGGTTCTGACATGTACTTAGTATATACAGGAGATAATGATGCTGCAGGAAAAACCGATAGTTGATGATGTGTTTGCTTCGTGGCAAGGTCGTGACCCTGAAAGACAAAATTTGCAAGTAGAATACCTGCTAAATGAAGTCTTTTCCGTGCTACAAGAACGTGGAAAAGTTTATGACACTCCAGGAGAATCTGGCTGCAAACGTATAATGGAAAAGGTCGTGGCTTTGTTTAACCTACGAACCGGACTAAACCTCACTGAGGCTCATGGCTGGATATTTATGGGATATTTGAAAGATGTACGACAGGATGCAGCTGGAGGGAAACATTATGATTCAGCTGTGGACAAAGTGTGTTATGCTTTGTTGGAGGCTGAGGCTAGATTCCAGGATAGGGTGAACACAGAATGAATAGATTAATGGAACATGAAACTACTAAACACCAAAACATAACTGACTTATCCATATTACTCGGATTAGTCAAAATAGTAGATCACACTTCACTGTCTAAACCTAAAGTCCCTAACAAAGAAGATTTGCCTAAAGGGAGGGTGTGGTTTAGTGGAACAAGTTGGGTTTTCAATGTGTGCTTTAAAGGTATTCGCATCAAAAAAGCAGGATTCAAAACGGCAGAAGAAGCAGAAGCTGCTAAAAGCGCCTATCTGCAAAGACGCTTAAAGCAATTATAAAGTACGGGCCAGTGATGGCCCGTTTTTATTAATCAGACCATCCAGCAAATCTATGCTTAGGAGTTGATTCCGGAGCAAGTGATCTCTCCATTCCAGTTTCCCAAAGTAGCGTGCCTTGAGTTTGAAATCCATAATCGACAATAGCGTGAATGTATTGATTGCCAACTGGAATTGCAAGGCCCACAACAGTGTTCGTCAATACAACAGATTGATTAAGAAACTCCTCGCCATCAGTTGGGA